AGTTAATGCCCAATACCAACAAACCGACAAGGGTGCTAAATGAGCAAATATACATTATTCAAGAAAGATGAGTACACAGTAAAACTTGGACCAGAAGAAGTGCTCTATTTCACAGTAGATGCAGACCAAGAGAGTATCTGGATAAGCATTTATGCACTTAAGACAACTTCTGGCACAAGAAGGCAACTAGACAGTATGACACTTGATAATGAATGCCCAGAGGATTTATCAGAGGCAGTATGGCAACATAAAATGCAAATGAAAGAAGACGGATGGGAAGAGCTATAACTCTACCATAATTAAAGGAACACAATGCACACACCAACCACACAATATGAATCACCATCCAAAGCAATAAATGGTCAGCCGTACATAACTATCAACCAAGCACGTGGTTACTATCAGTATGCCACTAGAGCAGGTACGGACAGTATCTTCTTCATTCTTCATGACGGTAACTCTGATAAGCCCTTCGGTCTTATCAATGAATCTAAGCCTCCTCTCGATCATCGTCTAGGTAAACCAGCTATGTTAACAACTGCATTTGGTGGTTCAATGGCTGCAGAAACCACACCTCAACAAATTACTATCACAGAAGTATTAGAAGAAGCTGGGTATGTAGTAACTGATGAGCAGGTACACTTTGTAGGGTCTACAATGGTATCTACTCAAATGGACCAGATAGCACATGGGTTTTTAGTAGATGTCACTGACATTCCTAAACACATCTTACAGAAGCCGAGCACCCGGCTGCATCTGAAGAATTCTCTACTAATAGCATAGTATGGCTGACAGACGATGAGCTAGCAGCAAACAACGACTGGAAATCTATATTTATATTCTGTAAGCTAATTACTAATAAGGAGCAATTATGAGCGCAACACAATTAAAGGAATCAATGGATTATATAGTACTAAGTATGATGGCTATTAGTGCTGCAATTGATGACGTTCTGCATACAAGAAATCAGGGACAGAATCAATGAACAATAAACAAGAAATGCGTGCAGAAGAATGTGCATCTGGCAAACTAAGTCCATACATCTGCTTTGATTGTGCAGACAAGTACTCACGTAACCCAACATATACAGACCCTCTCACAGTGCATACTAACGTATGTTACATCTGTGAAGAGTCAAAGACAGTAGGCCCTAGTAAGAAATTAATGGGATTCTATAAACGAATGTACTAATGCTTTTAAGTATTAGTACTACACATAGTTTTTAGTTACGCATATATGGCATAGTATAAACTATACCTCATATGGTATATAGGCGAATCGCCATTGTAACAAGCATATGAATAAATATAGTTTTCCACCGACTACGTCCGGTGGAAAACTATATATTACAGCATCGATCACCTGGTTTCAGGCAATACAGATCAAAATTTGCATATATGCGAAATTAAGCGCTACACTACCTAATAAAGGAACATTAATGACAAAAAAACAATTTATAGAACGAACAGGAGACGCTCCAAGTTCTGATATAGATTTCAGTAACCTAGATACAACAGGTAACTTCACAGTTATGATTGGCCCTGAGTATTATACTGAAGAAACCGCAAGAGAATCTAACCTAACTAAGAGTGAATCAGCAGAAGCTATGGGAGGGGATTGTGCTATTGGGTGTAGTAGAGAATCCTATAATGGTAAATACTTACAAAGTTTGCTTCCTGGATATAAGTCTACACATGAATTTACTCTTCCAGCAGGAAGCTATCGTGAATACAAAATCCCTAAACGCTCAGGAGGTTTTCGCAAAATAACAGCACCATCACCTGCACTGCTTAAATATCAACGTTCTAAATTAAAGGGATTAGAGGAGTACTTCTACGCCCAAGTGGCACACACACCACTAGCTAATGTAGCACATGGATTCCTCCGTAATCGTAACTGTATTACTGGTGCCTCCCTACATATAGGCTATAAAGCAACAATTATGATGGACATATCTAACTTCTTTGATACAGTCCATCACACTATGATACCTACTGAGCTATACGACGCTAGCTTATTTCATATAAAGGGGTATGCTGCCCAAGGATTCGCCACATCTCCCTTACTCGCAAATATTGCACTACTGCCTGCACTAGGACAAATACATGAACTACTAGATGACTTATTTACTAGTTTTGCACTTACTATTTACGCAGATGATATCCAGATATCTGTAAACGACGATGATCATGAAATACTCAATGAAGTAATAAATAGTGTATACGCCATACTAGAGTACAACGGTTTCTCAGCTAACACAAAGAAGACACGAATTAAGTACACTAAGTACGGGTATCGTCGCATTCTAGGTGTGAATGTAGGTGACACGGAAGTACGTGCAACTCGTGCAACTATGCGAAAGATTCGTGCTGCAAGACATAATTCTCAGAACAAATTATTGGAGCCAACTGAGCGTAAATCAGCAGGAAATAGCCTAGGTGGATTAATTACATGGGCACGTAATCTACTTCCTAAGAAGTACAAACCACTAACATAACGCTTTATTGTGTTATGTACTAAGAGTATAGCTCCAACCGATCTATATGTTACAATAAATGATGGCGATTCGCCTCTGTATGAATTATTGTGAATAAATATAGATATCAACGGCTCCGTAACTTCCAGTTAGCTTGGTATTTTCTAGAAGAAATTACCAATCTGCACTGAAATTACTACCCTCTGATATCTATATCAGCAGTACCAAAATTTTGTATACTCTTAGTACATACCACACTTATACTATCTCCCAAGAGCATAGCTTCCAATTGCAACTCATAGTAAATGATGACGTATCGTCTCTGTACTATATTATGAATAAATGCAATTTAACGACTACCCATTCCACCCACCTATGGTTTGTGAAATCATAGGTGGGTCTACATTCCAAGTCGATAATTTGTATGTTCTTGCTAGATAGTATATAACAAATTGTAGCACTTGTTTTAGATAGCATTTCGCCTCATTAAGTAAGCAAGTATAAATACAGTTATTACTAGAACGCCCAATGAGCATTTACTCATAATAACTATTAATCCAATTTTTCGTATATATTATCATTCACACAAGGAATAACCATGACAATACCATTAACACCAATAGCGCAGCTAGCAACTTACTATCCGACCAATTTTACTCTCACTATTTTAGGTGAAGAGTTGAACGGGTTTGGTAACACAGAACTAATTGTTGAAATTGAAGCTGCCTATTCAGATACAGCTCAATATCGTATTAATAAGCCAGTAGGTAAACGTTGGCGAGAAGCTAATCCTCAAATAGGTATTAAATATAGCGCTGAAATTGAATTTTATGCACCAGCCAATAAGCACTTCATTTCTATAATATCTGAAGCAGATACCACAGCTACCAGTACTGTAGACTATGTAACATCCTATATAGACCTACCATACACGGATAGCACAGTGGTAGCATGTCATATTTGGGATCTAAATGTTGAATTTCCTTCTATGCTAATTAGAGCGCGACAATCAGATACAATCTATAGAGTAGCTGTTCCATCCAACTTAGTAAACCGCAGACATGAAATACATAACAGGTACATTACAATCAATGTTAAGAAACACAACATTAGAGGAACTTTTCAGCTATTAAGTATAGATAATATCCTACCAGTACTTCAAGTGCAACAACTTGAAGCGTATAAGCCTATAGTGGCTAAAGCAATACAACCCATAGAAATAGAGGCTACAACTACAATAACAGCTGCGCCTCGACCATTAGTTGAAATTGGTTCTAAATGGACACATAATAAGCACACGTTACAAGTAACTGTGCAAGCTATATCTTCGTCACCATATGGTGAAGTAATATGGGTATCTGATAATAATAGCAAGCAGATTGTAGTACCGAATTGCATGTTAATACAAATCTTACTATCTAATTACACATTAGTACAAGAGGTAATACCCACTAAATTCATATGGGATATTCATTTAATACCTTCAGACGGTATTTTATGTAGACATGTAGTTACTGGTAAAATAGATGTGCTAAATAAATTTAGTAACTTAGAAGATTTTATTCCATTAACTAAATTAGAAGCAATGAATCTCGTCTATGACTTTGACGAAATACCTTACTAGCCATGCGACATATATGGACAGATGAACAAGAAGTATTTTTTGAGGCAGTACTAACACAAGCTTCACCAATCATCATAGTAGAAGCAGTAGCAGGTTCAGCGAAATCATCCTCTGTCACAGAAGCAATCAAACGTTGGCATAAAATCAAGCCTGACCTTAAAGCAGAATACACCGTATTTGGTGCGGCTAATGCAACAGAAGCATCAATCGAATTTGGGCATACCTGCAAAGCTATGAACATACACAAGAAAGCTGCTAGGGCGACTCTCAAGGAATATGGGCTTAAACTACCTATAGTCGACTACATTACATGGCGTGATATACCTAAATCAGCTAAGATACCAACACGCTTAGTATCAGATGCAATCCGATATGTGGATGATTTTTGTATCTCGGAGTACACATCTTTGCGCCAATACTCACATTCTCTATCAGAGAAAATGTCAGCACCTATGTATAAAGCAGTCAATACTATACTGGAATTAATTGCAAATGGTAAAATAAATACAACACACTCGTTTTATCTTAAACTATACCACATTCTAGTTATGAATGGAACAATAATTCTTCCTGAACTTGATATACTCATTGCAGACGAAGCAGGGGATATGACACAAATTTCATTAGACATATTCAATAAATCTCCTGCTAAGCTAAAAATCATTATAGGGGACTCTAATCAATCCGTATTTGGCTTTATGAACTTAGTATCTGCCTTTGACTACTATAAGGGCCAAGGATTACATCTAACATTATCTAAGTCCTTCCGTGTTAATGAAGAGGATGCTAAACTTGTACAAGCATTCTGTAGAGACACATTCGCACCTGACATGGTATTTGAAGGAATGCAATATCCATCTAACTACAAGATAGGTACTAGCGCATATATTACTCGTACGAACTCGGCACTAATCGCACAAATGATCGAACTGGAATCACAAGGTGTACCATTTCGCCTGTCGTCAAAGACAAAGGTAGCTCAGCTATTCCTATGGCCATTAGCACTTATCTACCTTAAACCAGGCAATACACAGTATAACCAAAATCTGAAGCATTTACAAGCCGATGCAGATGAATGGGGGCGTTCCGCTACATTACAGGCTACGTACTCTCTTCGTACATACGTACTGCGGCAGAATGAGTTTAACAAAGCCATTCAAGCAGCAAATACTTTACTGATGAAGTACTCGCCACAAGAGGTGTTAACAGCATATACAGCAGCTGATTCACATGTTAAGTCTAATGCGCCACACGTGTTGATGACCGCACACACAAGCAAGGGTTTAACGCTAGACTCTGTTACATTAGACGACGATATAAATATAGCAGTGTCTAAAGTGTTAATTATTCCACCTGAAGATAGAACCCTAGAGGAAATAGAAACACTTAAACTCTGCTACATTGCAGCTACTAGACATCGCTATGAACTGCATAATGCTAAATTTTTAAATAAATACAGAGAGATAAACAATGATAAGTAAAGAATTATTTAGTGAAGTTATCAATAACCAAGAAGAGTTCAATGGTGCTATGTATTTAGTACCTATTGTTAGGATTAAAGTTGAAGACAACTTAATTAGGTATAACTTTAGCAATGGTTGCATACTAAAAACTTCCCTTATGTACGATGGTGAAATTAATATCTATGAACTAGCTCATAAATGTAAAGAATGGTTTGTCAATTATACGTCTATTGGATGTGGGTATGGTTCTTGGTATATTCAAAGTAACAATGGTAATCCTGACTTTGGGCATTTAGAAAGAAAAGCATACGCACACATATTAACACACAACATTATAACTCTGAAAGACCCACAAGAATTAGTAGAAGGTTTTACAGCAGACACAGAGCCAGAAGCAATCTTTGCGGCTTGCCAATGGGTATTGGACAACAAATGAGCGTAGCCTACTTTGACATTGAAACACCAAGAATTGACCGACTAGAAGGCCAACGTACAATCAATACCGTACACTCATTAGCTATAGCAATCAACGACGATGAGCCACAAGTATTCACATCTCAACCAACCTCATACTCAGATGGTTCAATACTAGAAGGCATTAATATACTTAATTCATGTGAAATTAATATAGGACATAATTCAATCAAATTTGATAAACCAGTCATTGAGCAAATATCTGGTATTCCATTAGTAGCTAAACAACTTGATACATTATTATTATCTAAACTAGTATATACAAAAGATGCCTTACTACTGATTGATAAATCATTAGGGTGGGATATTAGCCTTGATTCATCTATACGTCAATTACAAGGATCATTTGGATTAGAAGCATTTGGATTACGTCTTGGTAACGAGAAGATTGATTTCCACGACTGGTCACACTTATCAGAAGAAATGTGTATATACAATAAACAGGACGTTGAAGTAACTCGTGATCTGTATAAATTATTACTTACTCGACCTAATTATCCTGAGCAGCATGTTATTAATATTGAGATGGAAACTGCATCTATTATTCAACAGCAAATACAATATGGCTTCTACTTTGATAAGCAAAAAGCTGAAGCATTACGTGATTCATTGTTATATGAACAACTAACTATAAAACGTAGTTTACTATCTAAGTACAAGCCTATGTATTTGCCGAAAATAGTAGCATTCCCGCATACGCAACTTCCTGCTAAGGCACGTAAAGTAAGGACTTGGCTGTATAATCCATATTTCACAGGGGGATACTGGGTATGGCGAGGACCTACTACACTAAACAACGCACTACTATCTCAACCAGATGCAGACCCAGACGAGGATTAACCAATGGCACGTTCACTATCAGCTAGGCGGAATAAAGCAAAGAACAAGCGACTCAACGTACGCATCAAGCATCTCACAGAAGCACTCCACACTGTAGTCGAGAAAGGGTTCACTGATCCTAAGCTATTAGCAGAATTAAACACATGCAAGCAGGAAATAGCTAGTACCCACCCACTTCATAAGTATCGAGTTCGCCCTGAATTCTTAGTAACGGAAGCACAATTTGCTAATCTAGATGTCGAAGCATCCTCACCATACGAAGCAATAACTAAAGCCAAGCAGCTATACAATAGTGGAGCAGATATGGACTACTGGGCAGGTGATCAAATTAGCAATGAACTTGATTTTACATATGGTTGGAACGTGGAGGAAATAAAATGACAACATATAAAGACATGTACACAGTAGAAGAGTTTGACGAAACATTCAAACCATTAGAAGATGATGATAGTAATGGGCCTTATTATTCACTTTGCCCATTATGTGGAAGTAGAACAAGTTATAACAAAAATGAATCCGCTAAAACTATGCAAGATATTTCACATCCTGAACATTGTTTACGAACTAAAGCATTAAATACTATACGTGAGATAAATAAATAAATGTGGTATCTTAACTTACAGCAACCTAGCCCGCTATATCAGTACACTTACTACAAGAATGGTAAAATCAAACTACCATCTAAACCAATCAAATGGTCAGTATTCCCACTGCGTTTTGTATACCAGTACTTCGAAGGTGAGTATTGTCCGCTTAAGTACGTAGCATTTGAACCTGGTTCACGGCAGAAAATAGTACGTTGGATGAAGAAGTATTATAATTGGGAACCTACTATCTTTACAGCTAACGGTAGTCCAAAGGTTGATGCAGATACATTAGCAGAGATGCAACTTAGTGATGCTGATGATCTTAAACGTTACCTGAAAGTAGTGAAAGACCTTGGTCAATTATCAGAAGGGGATAATTCATTATTAAAACTTCTTCCATCTGATAATCGTTTTAGAGGAAATGTTGACACACTCGGAACTAATACAGGCCGTATGAGTCATTCCTCCCCAAATATTACACAGATACCTAAATCAAAGGAATTTCGTGAGTTAATGCGAGCTGCACCCGGAAAAGTATTAATTGATGTAGATGCGGATGCACTTGAGTTAGTTATGCTTGGTCATTATTTAGGGCCATATGATAACTATTTCTATGCACAATCAGTTGATTCAGGGGATAAAGATGCGTCACCACCAACTGATATTCACTCAATCAATCAGCGAGCAACTGGCTTACCAACTCGAGATCTAGCGAAGACGTTTATTTATGGATATTTGTATGGGTCTGGTAATACTAGAATAGGTTGGGGACTATGGACAAATACAACTGCTAACAACTTAGTTTATACACAAGCTGAGTATGATACTGCAAAGAAAAGTGTTGAAAAACGATTGACTACTATAGATGGTAAACAACTATTTCCAATAGCTAAAGATAAACTAATCCCATATACTGAGACATTAATCCTGCAAACAATATTTGGGACACAAACAGCTAACAGCTTCTTAGCTAAAACAGCAGGCCTTAAAGACTTCCTAGAGAATACTAAAAAGCTAGCTAAAGCTAATAAACTAAAAGGTTTATATGGTCATCATCTAGAAGCTCGCTCACCTCATTCTGCAGGCAATCTTTTATTACAACATGCAGGTGCTATCTTTATGAAGTACTATCTAGTAGTAATTAACAGAGAGTTACTTGCAGCAGGATTTATACATGGTAGAGACTTTGGGTATGTCGCTAATATTCATGATGCTGTTAATATAGAAGCAATGCCTGATAATGCTCCTGCTATATGTGATATACTATCTGCAGGTTTCTCTAAAGCATCTATTGCACTAGGATTAACTTATCATGTACATGGTAAGCCAAAGATAGGTTTAACACAGTACGACGTACATTAGAAATAAACATAGAGGTTCCGGTAAACATGTAGCCCGGTTATTAAGTAGTACGGCAAGCAACAATTACTTGCCCCAACAAATAAGCTTATAGAACTTCTACAAACCCAGAGTGGGATAGCTTGTAACTACTGCACCTGTAGTTGAGTAGAAGTTCTAGTAAGTTTATAATTAATTAATTAATCAAAAGGGTATACCATGGAACAATTATTAATATTCCACTCAGAAAATGGTCCAGATTGTAATACACACAATCTGGTGAAAACAGATGATGACAAGGACTTAGCAACATTAACATACTTACGTAGTATAGGCAATTTTGCTTGGAATGAAGATACTACTTTTTTACAAGAAGATGTGAAAGGTCAAAACTATATAGGACTATACGCTAGATTGAAAAATCTAATAGACACAGGGTATAATTGTGTTAACTTAGATACTAATTACAACATCACACTAGCTAAATTCAACAGCTATTACAAATAAAAGGAATACACGCATGCAATTTACAACAATAGAAGAAGCACTCGAGTCAATAGGTTTTGAAGCAGTAGCTAAAGAAATGGAAATACTAAACTGGCGCATACTAGTTAATAATGATATTTGTTTTCCAACAGTAAATGAGCTAAAAGATAGTTTATTACAATTATACAAAAAGGCGACATTAGCGCAAGATCCAAATGATGCTACACATTCACATGGGTGGGCTAAGTCCGGAGCATGGGGAGTATCTAAATCTAAATACACAGATTCAGAAAGAGTAGGGGTACCTTTTACTGTTTCTAAAGATATATTACTAACAACAGATAAATAAAAGGGTATACATGAGTCAGATAACAATGGAGGAGCAATACCTTCGTGAGAAAGGAGCGTTAGTTCCACAAATACCAGCAATAGTGCAAGATGCAGTCGCATGTATAAATACTAAAGCTAAACATAAAATGAAGATAGCTATTGCCATATCTGAGCTTACTACATTCGCTTCACACCTACGTAAACCTATCCAATTTGACCCTAAATCGATAGTTACAACTAATATGATATCCACTATCCTAGCACGCTCAGGTGATGCTAAGGATTCATCTGTTAATGCTGTACGTATTGCGCTAAAGTCTGGTTACGATACTATCAAAGCTAAACGTGAATCTGATGCTAAACTCCTTGCCCAGGAGAAAGCATTAGCCTCTGGAGATGAACTAGAGAACTATTATAAGTATCTACGTGTACTTCGACCACTTATGCCTGAACTTGGTACACTCCAGGGAATGACTCAGCATTTTGCTATGCTTGCAGAAGGGTCCGTTGGTGCTGGTTATATAAGTACATCTGAAGTAGGCTCTGACCTCCTCTCTAACAAAGACATGCCTCTAATTCTAACTCTATTAGCTAAGTCATATGATCTTGGGAACATACCTGCAACAATCGTCAAAGATGATCTTAACCAAGTAGGTGAAATAACTGGCTTCCCAGTAAGTGCTTTAATGTTTGGCACTGAATCAGTTATTCTCTACGAGCCTAAAGTCAAAGAACAGTTTAAGCAAGCATTTACTGCGCAATTAGCACGTAGGGGGAATTTTTCATTTAACCCAGAACCTACACCTATCACTACATACTCATCTATGGAGGCAAAATTTGATGCAGAAGAGGATATTAAGCAAACTACACTAACTGCACAGGATGTGCTTAGTAAGCGTATAGATAACTTAGTTGTTAGTACAACTACGAAACCACTTACTCTCTCCCAGGCCACAGTACGTTTATTCGACACATACTTAACCTATAACGAACAACAATCTGAATTAGTACCTAAGATGTACCCTATATCTGAAATAGCGCGTAAGCATTATCAATGGCGTGCTCTTAAGCTATCTGCTGTGTATGCAATCTATGATTTATCGTCAACGATTGAACCACATCACTACGTAGCAGCGATCAATACGCTAGAGATATTCGCTAACGACCTCATGCTATTTGAACGTGAGCTAATCAAGGAATCGTACGAGCAATTCGCTGATTTCATGCACACTATAGCTGAACATGGTAAGGCATTTTTATCTATACATAACCTACGTAAACTAGGGTATGTTAGCTCATCAGCAGAAGCCCGTCTCAACGAATTAGCTAAGTCTGCAACCAGCTATGACGTAAATGGCATTTATACAGCATCTAAAGATGGTATTTATTATGAGGGCCTCACACCTGTATCTACACAGGAAACTGAACTCGGCGCATTCAATACATCATACCTGGAGATACGTGATGACATGTCTGCTAAATTCTTAGCTATTTATGCGTTACCAGCTGCTAAGCAGAAGAAAGCGAAAGATGATTATAAGCAGTATCTTGGATCTATAATTAAATCCGGATATCAGAACGTATCTTCATCGTTCGCTGACATATCTATTGCTATGTCAACTAACTGTGCTATATCTAATTATATCTTCGAAGGTGGAGTACGCCTAAAGGAGAATCTAATCAACTCAACTAATTGGCTACTATTCGACATAGATACATCTACATTATCAATTGACTCTGTGCACTTTATCTTACAAGATATTAACCACCATTTAGTACGTGGTTCTGATGACAATAATAACTACAAGTACCACTTAGCAGTGGAATTGGATTCAACTCTTGAAATCGAGCCTCGTTTATGGAAGCATTTCATGAAGTCAGTAGCCTCTTATTTAGGTGTCCAGCATGATCCATTACCACAGGCACAAGTGCTATTCTGTTACGGTGGGCGAGAAGTACTATCTGTTACAGATAAATCTCCATTGGAAATCAAGGACCACATACTATTCGCAGCTGCTCAAGTAACCGCAGGTCCAGTTAAGGAATTAACGGATGGAGAGAAGAAGAAGTTACTAGAAAATAGCTTTGGTACATTTCAATATGCCTTTGAATGTGTTGATAATGGATCTCGTAACCTAATCAGAGCAGCATACCATGCCCGTGAGCTTGGGCTACCTACTGACTCTATTGTAGCACTATTACAGGAGATAAATGAGTATTGGGAGATACCGATGGACCAACAACGGCTAGAAAACACACTATTATCACAGGTGCGAGCATGGTAAGCCTATGCACGTGGGTGGAACGACAGAGCTAAGTGCAACGATCTAGAAGTCTCTCGTTGTGTTAACTGTGCACATCAACAAGAACAAACTTGCACAGTATTTAATATTGGGCACAGTATAGAGCTAAACTTCGGTTGCGCAGAATTTAAACCAAAAGGAACATAATGCAAATTGAGCCATTCGTATTCGAACGACCAACTGGTAAGTCAGCACAAATATCAACTAAGCAGTGGAGCATCTCTGGTACATCACCCCACCAACTAGATGTACTATCACAACTGCTTAATTCAGATGCGCATATCTGTCGCCTTACAGGTGGAGCAGGTGTTGGTAAGACACATACAACTGCTTTATTCATTAAGCACTGCCTTGACAACAAAATCACTATAGCATTAACAGGTACTACGCATGAATCAGTGGCAGCCTTACAGAACATGATTCCTGATAAATACAGATCCAGAACTGAAGCCATGACTATTCACTCTTATCTTGGTATGCGTTTAGTTCCAGATGGACATGGTGGTAACAGGTTACTCAAAATGGAGAATGCTAAAGAACGGCCTCCTGTTGAGTACCTTATCTGCGATGAAGTGTCTATGCTTACATCTGAACTTATGGTATACCTCAAGGAAGCGCGTGTTAAGTCCAAGATAATACTAGTAGGTGACCCTATCCAATTAGTACTTCCTAACTCAGCTAATCTTGATAGATACCCTAGCTATGAGCTAACTATCAACATGCGACAGGACTCAACTAGATCGGATATTTCATCTTATCTACTAACCATCCGTGCACTTATTGAAGCTAATAGCAAGGTACTTCCAGAATTGCCAGAGACATCTGCTAATCTAATTGTGCATACTAATCACTGTGAATTTCTGAAAGCATATCGTAACACAGCTCAACCATCTAAAGTATTTGCGTGTTTCATGAATAAAACAGTTAAAATATATAATTCTAATGTGAAAAAGTATATTGTACAATCAGAAGATACTTACTCTATTGGGGATATAGTTAAACCTACATCACCTATTATCATAGACGGTAAAACTATTATACCTAACAGAGCTATCTGTGTTGTGCAGGATGTAATGGATTGTGGTATTTATTGGTCGCTTCTAACTGACAAAGGTGTAATTGATACTCCAAAGGTGAAAACTCAATTTATGAACCACTTACAAGCCTTAGCAGACGAACGTAATTGGAAGGAATACTACGCTGCTAAAGATAGTTTTAGTATTTGTCATCATTTATTTGCGGCGACAAGTCACTCACTTCAAGGTAGCACTGTTCCAGAAGTCTTTGTAGATGTAACTGACCTGGTGCATATAATGGACACATCGAACATTAATAACTACCTACGTATACTATACGTAGCTATCTCACGAGCATCTGAACGTGTTCACCTATTCGTAGGCCATGACCGTAACTATAAATGTCTTGGTGAGTACGCACCACGGACTATGAAGGATAAATGATGATAAGTAAAGAGGTACTAAGTGAAGTATTAGGTTTTAATGTGATTCCTGCTACTGGCTCAGAATTAATGAAAAGCATGTTTGGGTATAGCAGCAGTATTAAGACCAAGTGTAGTCCACCTATAACCACAGATGAATGATTTAAATTGATGGGACTTCTGTATGTTTTAGGTATTTAGATAAAAGAGATTTTGTAATTAAGAGCATACCAAACGGTGTGTATACCTATAAATCTATTAACATTTATGAGCTAGTGCACCTATGTAGAATACACTTCTATGATGACTAGATATTTGAGGAGTCATGCTATGAGATTAAAGTTACTAAGATAATAGTAGGGAAAGAACCCAAAGAAGTCTAAATCATCTGCTGGGTGCATGATACCATATGATATTAACAGGTTCTTTAAAGCCTGCCAATACATACTAGCTAGCACGGCAACATAATGAAATGTGCAGCAATCAATGATACGCATGGTAAACACGAACAGCTAGACTTATCCATATACACGGCAGACATTTTAAATTCATGCTGGCGATTGGATAGGTTGTAGAGACCTAGGACTGACTGAAACTATAGCATTCCTAGAATGGCTAACCAAACAACCTTTCAAATATAAGATACGCATAGCAGGTAACCATGAAGTAGAAATAGAAGCTTATGGGTATGACAAAACGCAGGCGCTTTTCAACTCATATGGAATTACCTGCCTACAGGACGCATCCATCACTATAGATGGAGTTAACTTCTATAGGTCACCTCGTAGTAATAATTTCGGTGATTGGGCTTTTATGAATTCTGAAGAGGAACTATCTACTATATGGGAGAGATCCCACTTACAACACAAGTTCTAATTGCACATGATCCAGCATATCATACGTTAGATTGTGCTAACAGTACATATAATAAAGATCGGCATGTAGGCTCAACTTCATTACAGAAGCGTAAATTAGAGCTACCTAATCTAACTCATCATATATCAGGACATATACATGAAGCGTATAGTGTAACCATACAAGGAAACCTTACTAATATATGTGCATCAATACTAAATGATAGATATGAGTTAGTAAATACACCAATTGAATTTAATATAAACGAGTATAAATGATATTAATTAGCATCGATCCAGGACTTAACGGTGGAATATGTAGAATTAACACTGAGACCAATACTCTAACTGTTATTCGTATGCCAACACGTACAGTCGTAACTAAACCTGCAGTTAATGTATTTGCACGTGACAAAGCTGGTAAGAAGGTATTAATCAAGTCTGGCCCTAATAAGGGTGCCTACAAGTTAATTATCAAAACACCAGCTAAGACGCACAAGGAATTAGATTGTAATGCTATAGTTGATTTCATCATAGAAGACGCACTTGCTAGCATTGAAGCACATATAATTATAGAGTCCCCTGCTATGAGTTTTGGTAATTCAGCTGCCTCGACTGCGTCAACTAACCGAAACTTCGGCAAGCTATTAGCTATTGCTGAATTAACAAATATTCCTATTACACAAGTACCACCACACGTATGGAAGAGGGCGCTTGACTTAGGACGCGATAAGCAGGTAGCTATTAACTTCACACAGAACTTACTAACTAACTGCAATCTAACGCCTAATCAGTTTACGTTTATCTCGGCAGAGGATGGCCTTGCAGAAGCAGTCGCTATTGCATATTATCATGATAAATCTATATTTGGAGAAACAAATGAGTAACAAATCTACAACGTATGACGGTAGATGGAACGGCTACTATATAGAAGCGTCTCAAGAGGCTTATAATTTGCTTATTGCTGATTTATATGATTATAGCTCTGATTTTTCAGCTGATACTGATTGGGATAATTATATATGGGGAAGAAGAGTTGGGGATATGGGTTTAAAAACCATAAAATCTCTCTATTTAGTAGATGGAAAACTAAGTTCTACTAAAGAAGTTCCACATGACGAGATAGCTGAGCTGAAAGAGAAATATGCTACTGGTAGGTATGACTGCTATTGTATAGCACTTAAATTTCCATATAAAATACCAAATCCTATATTTAGAATGAAGGCAAAGAATTATAAACTAATCCTAAAAGAACACTCTATTATAGCTGATGCAGTTATAGCTAATCCTGATGTAGAAGTTGAATATAAACCTCTGCGAGGATATTGGTTTGATTTAAAAATTACTTTCTTTGAAACATATTCGGAAGAACTTACTTATAGGCTTAAAGAACCGCTTTATATGCCATCTACCGCTTTATCAATAACAGCAGAAGATGGAGCACACTATGAATTCAGCAAACCAGAATTTGACTGTGAATTTAAGTTTGCTAATAGTGCATGGGTATATGGTATAGTTAAAACACAAAATAACCATAAACATACATATAGATGGAGTGCCAATGGTACTTGTCAATCTGTCGGTAGACTAACAAACCACTATAGCGCTAGATTTAACCTCACTCCTATAGTGAAAAAATGGTATGAGGACGAACGTAACTTTCCCGCAATCATTATACGACATGGTGGTACAGATTTAATGATAGTTTTCAGCAAGTGGTTATACGATTCATTAAAGCATGACTATAGACTTGCTACAAAGCAAGAAGTCAATAAACTATATTATCAGGATAAAAACAAATGTACCAACTTGAGTTACTACTAAACGAAATTCTAATTGAACTTCGTAAATTAACCGCTAGCTTACCAGAACAGCTCAGTATGTCCTTACCTGAGCGCACACCATCCGAACGGGACGACTTACATAAAAGTAAAGTAGAATCAATGAATTTTGGTATTAGTAGATACACACATGCTGCCTCGTCTCCACCACTGGATGGAATATCAGCATTAAACAGAAATAAATCAACCCCATTTACTCCGCATACTGTAGTCAATCAACCTACTCCACCCCCATTGCCATCTTCAGTCCGAATGAAATGGACAACAGCACATGAACAGCTAATCACTGACTGCGCTACTTCACCTCATGGTACATATCGCAATTCGCTTAAACGTCTTACAGACAAACTGCCAGAGGGGACAACCATCTCAGCTATACGCAATAAATGCAATAGTATGGGGTACAAAATACACAAAAAGTACTTAGTACATAAATAAGGATAAACATGAATAAATACCTTAAATGTGGAAGTGCCTACATAAATAAAGAATTTGTTAGAGCAGGAGCACTTACCAGCGACGTAACTACTTCCAATATGTCTGAATTCCTAAAAAACATCGACGTATGCGGCAAAAGGGTTTCCACCATACACGAACCATGTGGTAGAGCACGAACACATACGTAGCACATGTAATACATGTAGTTATTTCACACTAACTCACCCACTAGACTATAAAAGGAGCTCACAATGAGTACAACCAACCAAATCGATCTTGAGTACTATGATGGCAAGAACTTAATGAATCCAGGAGATATACGTATCTCTGCTTCATCAATTGCAAAGTACATCACCAACACCAATGAATTCTGGCGTGAACTAATGCTAGGAGAGAAGAGTTTTACTGGTTCTACAGCGAGTGTCCTCGGAACTGTAGTGCATGGTTTTGCTGAATCATTCGTACGATTCGGTACAGTAAATGGCGAGCAAATGGAGGACTACATTGATAAGCAGTGTGGTATCAATACGGAAGTAGACGGATCTATTATTCGTGAGCACTACCCAACTATGGGAACTAAGCTAATCAATGACTATTTACTACATAATCGCCCTTCATTCGTTGAGGAGTTCCTCATGGAAGAGCTCATCCCAGCAACACCATCTCACGGAGCAATCTATGTTGGTGGGTCTAATGATGGCATAATCGTCCCTGGTGTTACATACACAGATGGGGCAGTTTCTACTGATCTAACTGGTACCTACGATCAATGTACGATCACTGACTACAAGACAACATCTGCTACATCTCTTCCAGACAGAATTGAATATAAGCATAGATTGCAACTATTAACATATGCATACCTATACAGTAAACGTGGTATCCATGCTGATCGTATTCGTATTATCTACGTTACACGAAACAATGTAGGTAGAGTAGGCAAGTTTAACGAGAAGACGAAGAAGTATGGAGTTGTTAAGCAATACCCAACTGAAGTACGTGTACTTACTGAATCTATTACTGAGCAGGACTATAACTACATAGAAGGCATGTTATCAGTTATATCACGTTCTATACGGCTATGGCAAGAACAGCCAGAGCTACGTAGTGTCCTTGCTCAGGACTTTAGGTTATAATGTGGATGGTATTCTGGATGTACAGCACATCAAGCGGCACAAGCAGAAAGAGCTACTAGTTCGTGGAATGGGGATGAAGATGGAATAATAACTTGGCATGTAGTACCCGCTATTTGTAAGACCAATACAAAATTTTCACTTATAAGTAATTACTAAGTCTTCCCATAATATACACGAACATTATGGGGGTACGAAGGTAAGTATGCAATAAGTGAAGCTGGAAACGTGTACTCAACACCATCTGATGGAAAACCTAATAGAATTCTTAAACAAGAAAACATGCTAGGTAGCTATAAGCGAGTAACGTTATCTAAAGATGGAGAAGTAAAACGCTTTCAAGTACATAGGCTAGTTGCACAAACATTTATAAAAAAAAATATAGAAAACTACCAAGTAGTTAACCATATAGATAATAATCCAAGTAACAACCATTACTCTAATTTAGAATGGTGTACACAAAAGGATCATATATCACACGCAGATATGCAAGATAGGTGTAAACATGTATTTAAAGCAGGTGGTGATGCATTAGTAGCACTAAACAAAATAGAAACTGATAATAAGCTGATGCACCTATTAGGTGCTAGGTTTATTAAAACATATAGAGATAAAAAAAAAATAAAACTAAATGCAGTTTCTATTGTGAATGTGGGGTAGTGGTAGAAAGACGTGTAGACGGCATGTCCTCTGACTCTTTATGCAGACCCTGCACGTACATAAGAATTCATAAGGATAAATAACTATGAAAATACAATATACCACAAGCATGGAGGTGCCTCATGTCAGCTAAAGTACTGTTATCAGGCTTAGCCTAACTCAGGTAAAACTAAGCTACTAAGCACGCTGATTAACGGATTCGTTATATCACATGATGGTAAGCGTTTCGCACTAAAGATACCACACATTAATATAAACGAATTTGTTGACATGGGATCATTCATTGACACATGTAACGCAGCAGCAGAAGCTTATAAAGCTAAAACAGGACAGTACCCAGATACTATCGCGATAGATTCAGTATCACGTGTATTCACTAGTGCATACAATGCATTGAATGTAAAATTTAATGGAGATAACTTCAAAGTATACACAGCATTGGATCGTGAAATTAAGCTATTCACTGACTACCTTGAAGACATTGTTAGCAATGGTATCTCATTAGTAATTATTTCACACTCAATCTTTGATGAGAAAACAGCTAGATACTCTTTAGTAGACTCGGGTAAATTTGGCAAACTCGGAGGTTTTCTCAGTGTCGTGGATTTCAGCGTATTCGTAGAAGTTAAAGCCAAGAAAAGAGTTGCTATTCTTCGTGATTCTAACAAAGCCGCACGATGTGTTCTGAGTATAGAAGAAGTGCCTGAATCAATGCCAATTACACTAGATGGTGAAACAGCAAAAGACGGGGATTTTAATCTACAAGATTACATCGACTTGATTAAATCAAAACATTCCGAAGTAGAAGAATTTGAATTCAAGCTATAAGCCTGGATTCTTCAACACATTTGGCATTAGCCACTAACAAATAAGGAGCCAATTAACAATGGCAAGAGTTATAAACAGAACGGCAGTAGCAAAAAGTGACGAAGGTGGTAATTTTATCACTACATCTGGCATATACAATACACACTTAAAATGTGTAGAAGTCGAGTATAAAGACTCAGGTGCAATGTTCGCTAACTACTTTTTCACAAACGGTATGTCTTATAGTAACTTACTCAAAGACAAATCAGGTAAAGACGCATACGGATTTAATCAACTTGATAGCTTAGGTATTATCGAAGATCTTGAGTCATACAGCATTGCACAGAACGAACTTGAAGAGTATGAAATGGTATTTAAGAACTCAACTAAAACGCTTATGGTTATACCAGAATTTACTGATATTGATGTCACTGTATTCGTACAATACATGTATGAAGTATATGAAGAGCAAATCAAAGAGCGTGTTGCTGTTAAACGTTTCTACAGACCATCTGACAATGCATCATCTACAGAGATTGTCGATGAAACACCAGTTGGAGTTAGGTTCGCTAGCGATACTGAGAAGTATGCATCTACCGTAATCTATAAAGAAACGGATGCAGAAGCAGTTGCAGCTTGGAAAGAAGCCCAGAAGTCTGGTGCAACAACTCCAGCAGTAAATGGTGGGGCAGCTAAAGCAGCAGGTTTTTCTGGAGGCGCAGCAGCTCGCAAAGGGTTCGGAAGACCTAGTAGTAACCAATAGTTTTAGTAGCTTAACCGCTACTATGATCCAACAGCACAAATTAACATAAAGGTCACAATATGGCAAAATTTACAAAAATACAATTAGTAGAAGAGATTAGTTTATATGAAACTATTTCCTCAAAAGCAGAAGCAGGTCGTATCCTGGAGCATATCAAAAGCACCATTAAACGTGAGCTATTAGCAGGCAATGCTGTAGCTTTAGGGCAGGACTTTGGTGAATTTTACGTTACAACTCAAGCAGCTAGAGCAGGTGAAGTAAATGGTGTACCATACACATCACCAGCTAAATCAGTTGTTAAGTTTGGTGTATCCTCACCATTGAAAGCATTAATTGCAGGTAACTAACATGTCTAACGAAATTAAGGATAGTGCACTGTACCAATGTACTAAACAAGTGACTGCTACACCGATGACACGATTTGCAACTCATTACAAACCATTAGAGGAGTAGCATGAGCATTAAACTACCTATAGAAACAGAAAACCCGTTATTTGGACGCATTCTATATCCGGTAGCTGAAGAGATACGCAAACTACAACAAGACATTTTGTGGACTGCTGAGGAAATACCAGTAGAGAAAGATGTAAACGACTTTAGGCAGAGAATGCTTCCAGAGCAATTTGCCTTAGCGAGTATTACACTAGACTCATTTGTTATTACTGAGCAGCAAGTTGGAGACACATGGGCAGAAATTGCTTCATGGTTTCCACATTCAGAAATTGATGGCGTAGCCTCACAGATAGCAGCCGTAGAGAAAGCAGTACATGCACCATTCTATCAGAAAATGTCTGATGAGATGAATATCGACCCAGAGGATACAGCTCAAAACCAAAAAGAAATCATAGTTATACGTGATAAGCTACAAATGATTAAACGTATAACTAGCAATCTCAGCAGTAACAAGTTATTAGCGCTTGCAACAGTATCAGGTATTGAACAAGTATTATTATTTGGCAACTTCGCTATGCTAAAATCATTTCAAGCCAATGGTAATAACTTAATAACTAATACTATAGTTGGTGTAGACTTTGTCAAAAACGATGAAGTACTTCATGGGATGCTAGCTGCATCTTTGCATAACACATACCTCAACGAGGCAAAAGTAGCTGGACTTCATATAGACATACAACAACATACAGATGATGTGCATACCGTAATGCGAGAGATAATCTCTCACGAGGATGCTATTGTTGACTATGTTTATAAGGATATTAAGTCTATAAACGACATAACACCTGCGCAGCTTAAGGCATTTGTTAGGTCACGAGTAGATGAGGTACTTACCATGCTGCAACTGCCAACTATATATGGTATAACAAATAACCCTATAGCAGACTGGTTCTATAAAGGTGCTAAGTCTATCAAGATCCACGACTTCTTCATATCTGGAACTAACAGCTATAGACGTAGTTGGAAGACAGAAAACCTGTCACGACTACCTCTTATAAAGAAGGAGAAATAATGGCAATGACTAAATACGAACGTTTATCACATGAACGTAAACAATTGCAACGTGAGAACTTAGCTCCTAACTGGTTATCTACATCTGGATTACAGATGCTAACAGAGAAGCATTACTTGAACGTAGGGGAAAAACCTATTGATATGTACATTAGAATAGCTAAGCGTGCAGAGGAGCTCACAGCAGTGCAAATCCCAGTTAACTATGGTTACTTAAACTGGTATGATGCATTCCTGGATGTGATGTGGAAAGGATACGTATCCCCATCAACTCCTGTGTTAACGAACATGGGTAACAACAGAGGGCATCCTATAGCATGTTCTGGAAGCCACTTGGGAGACTCGATTCGGTCATGGGGCATTGCACGCCTAGAGATTGAGCAGTTAACTCAACGTGGCTATGGGACATCTACTGTACTTGACCCAGTACGCCCACGAGGCTCACCAATCTCCAAAGGCGGAACTTCTAGTGGTATCATGCACCCAGCAGATGATTTAGTTAACTCCATGAAGAAGATCTCCCAAGGTAATTCTCGCCGTGGTAACATTGGCATGTACCTTGACCCATTACATGCGGACTTTGATGAGCTAGTTGATCAACTACTAGCAGATGATGACACATGGAACATCGGGTGGAATATCACTAATGAGTTCGAGGAGCTATTTCATAAGGATCCAGCACGTGCTGATCATATATGGAAACGTATGCTTCGTCTTAAACTTATCAAAGGTAAGGGATATTTCTTCTTCCTAGACAAAGTAAACAAAAGCGCTCCTCAGATGTACAAGGATCGGGGCTTCAAAGTTAAGGGGTCTAATCTGTGTTCTGAGATACAGTTAATGTGTGATGAGGACCACTCGTTTACATGTGTACTAACATCCATGAACATAACTAAATTCGATGAATGGAAAGATACTAAAGCTGTGGAAATAGCGACTGTATTACTTGATGCTGTAATAGAGGATATGCTAATCAAAGCCAGACAAGAACCTGGGTTTGAACGCACAATTGCATTTACAGAGAAATCTAGAGCAATTGGTCTTGGTATGCTTGGTGAAGCGACTTACTATCAACAGCAAAGCTGGGTATTCGGCGACCTCCAATCTACTATATTTAACAAGCAATTAGTTAAACTATTAGATGATAGAACACTAGAAGTATCTAAGTGGTTAGCTGTAGAACTTGGCGAACCTGAGTGGTTGAAAGGGTATGGGCTACGCTTTTCACATAGATTATCATTTCCGCCTACTAAGTCAACTGCAGAAATTCTTGGGGGTCCGTCAGAAGGTCGTGAGCCAGTCTTTGCCAACGTATACGAGTCTGACACAGCAGGTGGCACAGTCTACAGAATCAATCCTATATTCCTAGCTCTTATGAAGGAACGTGGAATGTATACTGAAGAAGTAATGCAACGTATCGCAGAAGACCAAGGATCTGTGCAAGCCGAGGATTGGCTAACTACCCATGAGAAAGCTGTATTCAGGACTGCATTCGAAATCAACCAACGTGACATTATACGTATGGCTGCAGATGCTCAACGAGCCATGAACGCAACGGGTGGGGGCCAAGGCCAATCTACTAATCTGTACTTCCCAGCAGACGCTAAGGAAGAGGATATCTCAGATATCCACCATGAAGCATTCATTAACCCGGACGTAGAAGCATTATATTACATACGCTCGCTTAATGGGGCCACTAAAGTTAAAGTAGATACATCAATTTGTTCCAGCTGCGAAGGGTAGTCTATGGTACTAATACTAACAGGTCACTCAGGTGCCGGCAAAGATACTGTGAGTAATGCTCTCCAAGAGAAAGGGTACTTTACAGCCATTACACCACATAGCACTCGAGCTATGCGTACAGGGGAAGTAGAGGGCAACCCATACTTCTTCATTACAGTGCCTGAATTCAAAAATATGGCAGATACAGGGAAGTTCATAGAATATGCAAGTTACACAACGCAATTTGATGGAGTCGAGGATACAGCTTACTACGGTACGGCTTACACCTCAATTCCTGAGGGATGTGATTCAATAGTAACTATTGGAGTACTAGCTGGGCTAGAATTGAAAGTGTGGCTTGGAGAACAGGCTATACTAGTATATCTCCATGTAGATGATGCTACTCGTGAAGCTCGTGCCAAGGCTCGTGGTTCATTTGATCTTACAGAATGGGATAATAGACTAAAGCAAGATCATGAACGATTTGCTAATGGTCTACCAAATGGTATCGATATCAGAATAGATAATATGCAGTCATTAGAACTTACTGTAGCAGTTATTCTAACACATTTAAAGGTAACTAATGAAAGTAACTAAACCACAATTCTTTGAAGCTGTAGGCACATACGGCCCATCACCAAAAGCTATACAAGCTGGTATATTGTTAACGCATGGTATAGAGCTAAGTCAGAACGGGATAACTTCACGTATTACGAGAGCTCGACAAAATGGTAGCCTTCCACTTGAATCGGGCAACTCCGTTCAAGACGGATTAGCACTACTTGGTACTAGCACTCTTTATGATAGTGAAGGTAACATTAAAATCCAATGGGTCAAGACTAACGCTAAACATAACTCTGAACTGCATTACTTTCAACAAGCAATTGAGGATTTCATTAACTCAGCACGTATACGTGCAGCCACACCCATAGCTACTCCAGCACTAACACACTCTGATACTATGTCCGTGTACTCAATTGGTGATGCCCATATTAGGCTACTGGCTTGGGGTGAGGAAGTTGGTGAGGACTACGACTCTGATATAGGAACAGCTGACTTACTATCAGCAATTGATCTGCTAGTTATACAAGCTTACCCATCTGAAGAAGCCTTCATCATTGACACTGGTGACTGGTATCATTCTAATGGACAGCAGAACACAACCACAGCTGGTACTCGTGTGGATGTTGATTCACGCTTTGCTAAGATGATTCAAGTAGGGCTAAACCTAGCTGTATCATTAGTAGAGAAAGCGTTAACTAAGCATAAGCTAGTTAGATGGCGTTCTGCTATTGGTAACCATGATACGTACTCTTCACTATATGTGACGTGTTTCCTACAAGCTTGGTTTAAAGATGAACCACGTGTTATAGTGCACGACACACCATCCGTATTTATGTATCACCAATTTGGTAAGAACTTAATTGGAATTACACATGGGCATACAGTTAAACCAGAGAAACTAGGTGAAATTATGTCTGTGGATTGTAAATCACAATGGTCAGATACTGATCATAGATATTGGTATACCAGGCATGTGCACCATCAGCAAGTCAAAGAATTCTCCAACTGTGTTATAGAAACGTGCAATACACTAACGGGAAAGGACGCATGGCATGCCGCATCTGGTTACCGCTCCAGTCAATCTATGAAGTCAATTACACTTCATAAACTGTACGGAGAGATA